TGTAAGTCTTGTAGCAGGAACCCAAGTAACTTATTCAACTGCAGGTACTTATGCTTTTAACTTTTCTGTTCAGTTACATTATACTGGTGGCGGGGGTACAGGTAATGTAATAGATATTTGGTTAAAAAAGAATGGAACTTCTGTTCCTGATTCAAACACTAAATATATAGTACCTTCTAATCTTGCTTATAATGTATCATCATTAGATTTTCTATTTACAGTAGTAGCAGGAGATTACTATGAAATTGCATGGGCTACTAATAACTTAAATATCATATTAGAATATGATGCAGCATCAGCACCTCATCCAGCTGTTCCTTCTGTAATTATTAATACATTCCAAGTAACTTATACTCAATTAGGACCAACAGGAGCTACAGGTTCTCAAGGAACTCAAGGAACTCAGGGTATACAAGGCATACAAGGAATCCAGGGTATACAAGGTATGCAAGGAATTACTGGTTTACAAGGTCTAATAGGACTACAAGGTACAGTTGGAACAACCGGAGCTCAGGGTATTACAGGATCTACTGGATCCCAGGGAGCTGTAGGAACACAGGGAGAAACTGGAATTACGGGTAGTCAAGGTAGTACAGGTTCAACTGGTGCCCAAGGAATTACAGGTACCCAAGGAAGTCAAGGTACTTTAGGTATACAAGGTAGTATTGGATTACAAGGTACAACAGGAACTACGGGGGATACAGGTTCCCAAGGTATACAGGGTATCCAAGGTATTTTAGGAATTCAAGGAATTCAGGGAATTATTGGTAGTCAAGGTACTATTGGGACAACAGGTTCTCAAGGATCAACAGGATCAACAGGAAGTCAGGGAGCTATTGGTACTCAGGGTACTACTGGAACTACAGGTGATACAGGTAGTCAGGGTACTACAGGTGCTACAGGATTACAGGGTACAACTGGGGCAACTGGTTCTCAGGGAATTCAAGGTATAACAGGTGAAACAGGTGCTACAGGATCTCAAGGAATACAAGGTTTTATTGGTACTCAAGGTGCTATAGGATCAACAGGTGGAATAGGTGCACAAGGTACTACTGGATTACAAGGACTTATTGGATTCCAAGGTGTTACCGGAGATATAGGTTCTCAGGGAGCAATTGGTAGTACTGGATCACAGGGTGCTATTGGTACACAAGGTTCTATAGGAGCAACAGGTAGTCAAGGTTCAACAGGTACTAATGGATCTCAAGGTGCTATTGGTGCTCAAGGTGAAACTGGTACAACAGGTTCTCAAGGTGCAGTAGGAAGTACTGGAGCACAAGGTGTGACTGGAAGTCAGGGTGCAATTGGAGCTACAGGAAGTCAAGGAACTACTGGTAGCATTGGAACTCAAGGAGCTACAGGTACTCAAGGTTCAACCGGAAGTACTGGTGATGTTGGGTCACAAGGGATACAAGGTATTACTGGAGGAACTGGGGGAACTGGTACTCAAGGATCTACTGGTCTTCAAGGTATTCAGGGAGTTCAAGGACTTCAGGGAATTCAAGGTGTGCAAGGTGCAATTGGTATTGGAACACAAGGTATACAGGGTGTACAAGGATTGACAGGTATCCAGGGTATTCAGGGTATCTTAGGATTCCAAGGAATTACTGGAACTGGAACACAAGGGACTACTGGACTTCAGGGTGTTCAAGGTATTCAGGGAATCCAGGGTCTACAAGGTATACAAGGCATAACTGGTTCAACTTCTACTATAGCTTGTTGGGATTGGGGAACATCTACATCAGTATCAAGTGGTGAAATTTTTACAAATGATGGTACAATAGGAAGTTCAGTTAATACGTTCTACATTTCAGATATTGATGGAAATTCCAATAATGTTGATTCATTTTTGGATTCTATTTCTGTAGGTTCTATAATATCATTTGTTATAAATGGATTTTTATATTCCTATACTGTAACTTCTAATACGGATTCGGGAACATATCATACATTTGGTGTTTCATTTTTATCAGCAAATAATACTGATAATTCTCCAGCACCTGGTTCTATTGCTTGTATAGGAAATGTATCAATAGGTGGTGGATCACTTATTATTAAAGATGAAGGTACTACAATAGTATCTTCTACTACAGCAATTAACTTTTTAGGAAGTTGTGTAATAGCAACAGATGCTGGAGGTGGTCAAGCTAACGTTACAATTGAATGTGGTTGTGAGTATGACTACATGCTTATTGCTTCTAATAGTGGTTATACTGAAAATATAAACCCAAGTAGTTATGAGTTGTTTTTTAGTCATCAGGTAGGAGGTTGGAATACAGCACCATGGCAGATGACTGAATCTGGACCATTTATCACTAGAATAAAAGGGGATCAAAATAATGCTGGTGTTCCTTCACCAATTGATTTATTTCCTAATGATATTATTACATTATGTGGAACAGCATATAAAGCATATGTTGAAGGAGATGTTGTATCACCTCCTACACTTACAACAAATCTTTCATATTTCAATTGTAGTGATTTAGGTATTGGTGAACCAGGTGTTATTCCAACAAATACAGTATTCTTTTCTGAAGGTTTTCCAGGCCAAAGTGGTGATTATTATTGTTTTAGTACAACCCATGTTTTATCTCAAACTTTACCTGCTTGTGATACATTATTTCTTGTAGCATTAGGTTTAGATAATACCCTTAATGATTCCGCTTATTTTGTATTAAAGTTTTCTTACACATTATCAGTTCAAAGAAATTGTGCTTTAGTTAATACTGCACCTAACATGATACTAAGATTATGTTGTGAGCTTTCAGTTCAAGAAATAGTATATAATCCAAGTATATCACCAGGAGATTTCTTTGTTGATAATGACGGAAACTGTTGGCAAGCTTATACAAATACATACCTTCCTATTACAGGTTCAAGAACTGTTACTACTAGTTATGCTTCATGTGCTACTTGTATTGCTGCAAACCCATGTCCTGAAAATCTAATTGTTGAAGCATGTTGTGGTCAACCAGGACAAATATTTACAGGAGCTTTACCAGGAGTTGTAGTTGGTGACACCTTTGTTGATACATACGGATTCTGTTGGCAAGTTGTAGGAACTACCCCAAATCCTATTTCATTTACAATTTATGTTGATACCGTTTATACAGAAACTGATTGTAGTGATGCAACATGTACTGATGATAATGTTTGTCCAGAAGTTGTTGGAATTGAATCATGTTGTGCAAGAGTTCTTTTAATTACTACATTAAATTTACTTGGAGGTGGTGTTGCTATAGGTGATACATTTGTTGATACATTTGGATATTGTTGGACAGTTATTGATCTACCTAACACTTTATTAGTTAATGGAGCATTTATTCAAGCAGCTTCAATAAGTACTGGTGATTGTGACACTTGTATAAATGATGATCCATGTCCTGAAGATGATTTATTCTATGTATTCAAAAAATGTTGTACAGGTGAAATAGAAGTTGCATTACTTCCATTTGGATACTTTGTTGGAGAAGTTTTAATTTTAGATACTAGTTTAGAGCCAGGTAGAAAAGTATGTTGGCAAGTTATTAGTTGGTCTTTAACAGGTCCTGCTACAATGACAATTACAAATATATCTGGTAGTTATAAAAGTTGTAAGCGATGTCTTGGAGATGTTCCATGTGTAACAGAGTTATTTGAAGTAAGTGATTGTTGTGGTACTTTACCTAATCAGACAGTATATGCACCATCATATCTTGGACCTGGTTCTGTTATAGTTGACACTTTAGATAGATGTTGGGAAATTGTATCTACTGTATCTGGTACAGCAACTATTATATACAACTTTGACTTTCCTGACGGATGTGAGAGCTGTATAAATAAATTTCCTTGTTCAGCATAAATAATTGTTTATATTTGTTGGATAAAAACCAACTGTATGAATAATAACTTGTGTAAGAGAGCCTTAGAAAATGGAGGTTCTGTGAACTATCTAATAATTCCATCAAACATAACTGAAGGGTTAGGACTCACTAATCCTTCAATCTTTTATAAAGATGGTATATACTTATTGAACCTGAGACATGTTCAGTACACATTATATCATAGTGAAGGACAACAACAGTTCCAAACTCCATGGGGACCATTAGCATATCTTAATCCAGAAGATGATGTTACTCTTAGAACAACTAACTACTTATGTCAGTTAGATCCTAATACTCTTGCTATTGATCAGTACAAACAAGTTGATACTACTAAGTTAGATGTAACTCCAGTATGGGAGTTTATTGGATTAGAAGATGCTAGAGTAGTTTACTGGAAAGATAATTTATATCTTACAGGTGTACGCAGGGATACCAAAACAGATGGTGAAGGTAGAATGGAACTATCTGTTATTGATTCCGGAAGCAAAGAGACAGAAAGATATAGAATAGAACCACCAACAAAATCATATTGTGAGAAAAACTGGATGCCTATACTAGACATGCCTTTTCATTATGTCAAATGGACTAACCCTACAGAAGTAGTAAAAGTCAATCCCAAAAAAGGAACATCAGAATCTATCTATATTATAGAACAAGATATTACTTTTCCAAGAGATATCAGAGGTGGATCACAAGTTATTACTGTAGGTAACTATAGAATAGCACTTACTCATGAAGTAGAACTATGGAAGAATGAGCAAGGAAAGAAAGATGCTCAGTACTACCACAGATTTATTGTATGGGATATGGAGTGGAATATAGTTGGGTACTCTGAGGATTTTAAGTTTATGACTGCAAATATTGAGTTCTCCTGTGGTTTAGCATATGATGGTAATGACTTTGTTATTCCGTTTGGTTTCCAGGACTCTACGGCCTTTATTTTAAGACTGCCTAGACATGTGTTTGAATCAATGACTAATGTAGTATTAGAGTATGATCAAGAATATAAGTCTAAAGGAGTAACTCCACGTAAACTAGAGCAGTTGATAATGGATCCTTTTAATGCAGGAAATAACTCTGAACTTGCTGAGTTTTACTTTAATCAAGGTCACACAGCTTCAGCACTTTCTCTTTATTTAAGAGCAGCTGAGTATGGTAAATTTGAACCTGCTATATATGAATCATTACTTATGGTTGCTAAATGTTTGGCAAAACAAAGTAGGAGAGGAACAACTGAAAAAGGTTTATGGTTAAATGCATTATCTTTTGCACCAGAAAGACCAGAAGCATACTTATTTTTAAGTGAATGGGCAGAAGCAAGACAACAATATCATGATGCATACAACTATGCAGTAACAGGTATTATGTTCCAAGCAAATGCAGAAACAATGTCTTCTACTGTAGGGTACGAAGGTACTTACCAACTTTACTTTCAAAAAGCAGTAACTGCATGGTGGATTGGTAGATCTCAAGAATCTAGAGATGAGTTTATTAAACTAGTGAATAGAGGTACAGAGTTAAGTGATAGATACCAAAAAATGGTACAATCTAATATTACATCTTTAGGTTCTGGACCAGATCCATTCTTAAGATATCATAAAGGATTCTATGATCAGTTAAGACATAAGTTTCCAGGAGCAGAAACTATTGAGAAAAACTTCTCTCAAACATACCAAGACATGTTTATTTTGTCTATGCTTAATGGTAAGAGAAACGGAACATACTTTGAAATTGGTGCAGCAGATCCTTTCCATGGAAGTAATACAGCTCTCTTGGAACAATTTGGATGGACAGGTACTTCATTAGAAATTTTACCACATGAGGTTGAGAAATTTAAGTTGCACAGAAAGAATGAGATCATTCTATGTGATGCTACAAAATTTGATTACTCTATACTTAAAGGTCACATTGACTACTTACAGATTGACTGTGAGCCATCCTCAACTACCTATGAGATCCTTACAATGTTACCTTGGGATCAATGTACTTTTGGAGTAATTACATATGAGCATGACCATTATAAAGATGTATCAGGATCTTTCAGAAAAAAATCTAGAAACTTCTTATTAAGCAAAGGGTATTTACTTGTTGCAAGTAACATTGCACCAAATGATACTAGTTGTTATGAAGATTGGTATGTGCATCCTAAGCATGTTGATAATGCTATCATTAAGAAAATGCTGGCAGCAGATGACACTACAAAAAATGCAGAAAAATATATGCTTGGAAAATTGTAAATTTTTTTGTATATTATAGGTATGAAGTATTTTTTATATCTATTACTTTTAATTTTTGTTAGTTCTTGTTCTCTTGAAAAAAGACTAGCTAAGTATTGCCCTTTGTGTGTACAGAAAGATAGTACAGTAACTTTAATACAACTTAAAGATACCACCATAACTATTCCTGGAGAAACAATAACTCTATTAGACACACTTTATTGTGACTCTTTAGGTAATGTTATATCTAAACTAAACGGAGACCTTAGAGACAAGGATGGCAAACTAATCAGTCTACAAACAAAACTACAAAATAACATATACACATCTAAGGCTAGAGTCCAGACAATATATAGGACGATTAAGGGCAATGATGTTTATCATACTAAAGTTGTAACTAAAACATTAAAGCCAGAAAAAATTAAGTATATCCCATGGTGGGTTAATTTCTTAGCTGTAGTAGGTGGTATTGTAATGATTATAATTTTAATATATGTAATTATAAAGATTGTTAAATCTCAGATTCCTTCACCATGAAAACAAAAATAACACTAGCTATTTTGTCTATATTCTCTTTCTTTGCTCCAATAGAACTATGTGCAATTCTATTAATGACTATCATCTTTATAGATACAATAGTTAAACTAATATCTCTTAAAAAGATTGCCTGTGACGAAGGTAAAAAATACAGAGAAGTATTTAAATCAAAAATACTTAGAAGAGGTTATATATTTAAAGCTGCAGGCTATTATATTTTTGCCGGAGCTTTATTTCCTCTAGA